GCCACCTTGAACGAATGCCCATGCAGGCGCCCGCACTTGTGGCCTTCCGGTACGTGGGGCAGGCGATGGGCGGACTCGAAGGTAAATTCTTTGAAGATTTCCACGGTGTGACCTGTAGGGCTTGTGTTGCGTGGCTTGTGGGAGATTGTCAGTAGCTGGTGTACTGATCAATGTACTGAATGGTCGTTGCTGGGCGCGATTGAAATCATCCATTCAGCGATTGCCGACTGGCGCCAGGCGACCGAATTGGGGCCTATTCTAACCTGTTTTGGGAAGGTGCCCTCCCTGATCCGCCGATAAACTGTGTTTCGGCCCAGGCCGGTTGTGTGCAGCACCTCGTCGAGGCGCAGGAAGCGATCAATGTTTTCTGCAGTAGCCATAGGAATGCCTCGCCACGCCGTTGCCGGGTGGATTGATTGGTTTGGGTGTCCTTGCCGCGCTGGGCGGCAGAAGTTGGGTTATTGGGTGGCTTTGGCGATGGTTGCCTCGAATCGCAGTGCCAGGGCGGCATTGACATCGGCCTTTGCCGTACTGTCGGCGGTGCCTTTCGCGCGGTGCGCACGCTCGTATCGACGGAGGGTGCTGGCAGCCTCCTGCAGGTCCACCAGCAATTCGTCACGCTCGGCAGTCAGCTTGATCGCGTGCTGGCGCAGATTGTCGGCATCATCCATCCATTCCTGAGCCATGATCTCGAAGTGCTCGACTGGCTCCCAAGGTGATGGGATCACGTTCGTTATCCAGTCACTCCATATCTCGACACTTTCGCCGCGCGCAATGCGCTCGGCTTTCATCTGGTCACCACATTCACGAATTTCCTTCGCGCGCCGCTCTGCATCTTCCCTGTCCATGCAAGGGTATTCCTCGCCTGGTCCTGGGCTGTGGATCGCCCATAGCTGCAAGGCTGGCTCGGCAAGGATGCCGCGCAATTTAAGGATGCCGCTGGCGCCCGATTGCTCAAGCGCTGTCAGGCTTTGCTCTGCCAAGGCCCGCGGTATGGTGACGACCTCGATTGCAGGCGAAGGCGGCGCGGTGAGAATCGCAATTTGTTCTTCAATTGTGGACACAGGAATACCTCGCCCGCCGCTCACCGGCAGGCATGTAGGGGGATTGGGGTTAGGGGTTCTTGCGCTTTGGCGGGGAGGGCGGGAAGCCGAAATACATACGCCGCTTGCCAGTGCCGCCACACTCACGGCAGCCGCTGGCTTTGTGTGTGCTGTATCCATAACTGCAGCTTGAGCAGTCACAGCTGCAGCCCGAGCACTCCACGGTGCACTGGCCTTCTTGCTCGACCACATCATCTCGGGTGATTAAATAACTGGAGCGCCGATCCAGCCGAAACCCGGTGATTTTCTCGGCATCCTCATACGTTGCCGGATCTCGCCGGAAACCCCACCGCGCGGACGAGTCGTCAACGATGCGGGTCACAGTTCTCATGGCCTTGGCCCCTTATAGATAAAGACGTAGGCGAACCAGAGGGTGGCGATCATCAGTAGTCATCCCAATTCATGCTCTGGATGTATTCGTTCGGTATTATCACGGCCGCCTCCGGTATCGTGCTTTCGACCTGGGCGTTGCCGAAATACCCGATAGCCGCCTGGGCGCGCTCCATTGATAGCCGGGCGTGTCGCAGCTGCCATGCCTTGCGCGCTTTGTACGAGCGCAGTGCCAACGCCTTGTCGGTGTAAGCGAAGCGACGGCCCCAGTTACCACCTTCTTTCAGCACGCGTTTCCGGCGCTTCTTCACTGCCTCAGCGGTCCAGCTGTATTGCGGGCCTTTGACCAGGTCGCAGGTATGGGTATCGCCGATGTAGAAGCACTGCGCAGTTTCGCCGATCACCTGATAGGTGATGCAGTGCACCTCCAGGCCTTCCGGGCCAATGGTGTCGATATAGCGGAAGTGGTCCGGCCAGGCTTTGTTGATTTCTTCAGGCATGACTTCGTCCTTGCCGCTATAGCGGCTGACTTTGAAGGGGGAGGGGTTACAGATTTGCATGGTACTGTTGAATAAATAGTCGTTGGCCGTGAGGCCGTTTATTCAGTGAGGTTCACATGGAAGATTTATCGGATGCAGCTCTATATCAAGCTGTTGGCCTTGCCACCATCAGCTCTCAGATATTTGAGAAGGTGTTTGTTGTAATAGTCCGATTTGCCGTAAAACAGGATGATGCTCATTCATTTGATGAAATTAAATCTGTTGAAACAGCAACAGCTTTTAAGCAACCGACAAAAGCGCTGTTGAAAGAAATTTCGGGAAACGCCCATATAGAGCAACTCGAAGAGCGCATAAGCCAACTCATCGAAGATCGTCACCGGGTGATTCATAGGCTGGTCGATGAAGGCGGATGGCCTGGCCCTTGTACAGATTCACAGCGCAGAGAGATATTGGAGTTATGTGCCAGGGTGAGGTCAGAAAGCATTGCTCTAAATGAGGCGTTAACACCATTGATGGCCAGCTGGGTCAGTCGCTTTCCCGAGATCTAACCGGTTTAACAAGGCTCCGCTGATATGGCTGAAGCCTCCCTCGTCACCAGATCATGGGCATTCACAACCGGCTTCGGCGTGTAGGTTAGAGTGCCGTCGAGGATCGCCTCCTTGATGGCTTCGAACTCCCAGGCGTAATACTGCGATTCCACATAAACGCGCATCTCGCCGTAGTCGTGGTGTTTGCGCCGGATGAATGCCTCGGCGGCGTCTTTCGTGAAGTGGCTGTTCACGATCTCCCAGCGCTTGTTCCATCCAGTGACGGTGTGATCGTCAAGCTCGCCGAGCAGATCCCACTGATCATCAGAATCAAGATCAAGAAAGCAGCAGCCATCGTTTTTCATCACTTTGTCGTCCAGCTCTTTTTGCTCCTCCTCATCCAGATCATCCCAGTACTCCTTGGGGCTGAACCACGAGCAGTCCTCGCGGCACACCACCAGGCCTTCTGCATAGTCCGGCTCAAAGCCGTAATCGATTCGCTTGGTCTGTACGGTGAAAAGCGCGGCGGCGGTGTGATGCCAATTGACCCCGGCGCCGTTGCAGTCATGGCGAAGGCGGGTTACGAAGTCAGCCCAGGTTGCAGGGGTGAGATCGTGACCGGTGGCCAGGCTCATCGCCGGCTCAGCGTTTTGGTTTTCTGTAGGCATGAGGAGTCCTTGCCGGGCCATGCCCGGGCGGTGGAGTGGATAAGTCGAAGAGACAAATTTCCCTATATTGCGCGGAGATCTCAGGTTGCAATGACAAGGTCCGGCTATCAATCAAGCCGGAGCTCTACCGCATGAAACGACTGACCGAGTGGATCAACCTGATCGCCGCCATCCTCCGCCTGATCGCGGTGATCATCCGTACCGGCTGGCTTTGAGCTACGATGGCCCCTTCCTCTAAATGGGCTGGACCATGACAAAGCACGATATTTACGATGAGATCGAAGGCTTTCAGGTTTGGAACTACATGGAATGCGACAAAGACGATGAGTGCCGGGAGACCTGGCGTATCAACGTCGAGGTAAAGCGCGGTGGTGAAGTGGTAGTGCCAGTTGTTGCGGGTGACCGAACCTATGTTGACCGTGGCCTGGCGCAGGTGGCTGGGCGTGAGGTAGGGACCAGGCTGATTGCCGGCGCAGGCCTATAGGTTTTCTGTGGGCATGGGGCTTCCTATACCGGGGCATGCCCGGGCGTAGAGTGATTGGTTGAGGTGGGAGCCTCCCAACTGACTGATGGCAATTTGATTTTGCACTGAGTACGATGGGAAATACTTTTTCAGGGCTGTGTGTTATGGAAACCTTCACCTTGAACGTGGCAGATATTCGTTACGACGGAAAAGGAATTTCAGTAGAGCGAAACTCGACATTGTCTGTAGGCACGAAAGATGCGCCGCTGACAGTATTTGTCGATTCTGATACTGACTGGGCGGCAGTTGTTCCAGCCGCTGCAGGTGTAGTGGTGGCGCTGCTTGTGGCTTGGCTCACGATAGGTATACAGAGAACTCAGATTCAGGGAGGCATAAGTAATTTTCGCCATCATTGGATGACGGAGTTGAGAGCTGCAGCTTCTGAACTGATAGTCGCTTTGCGGCTGCTAGCTAATGGCTGTTGTACAAAAAATGGCTATTCTGAAACCGAAGCCTACTGGGAATACAGCAAGGCAGCTATGCAAATGCACTCCAAAGTTTCTTTACTGCTAAGTCGCGATGATTCTTACTCTGATGCGCTAAGAAAAGAAGGGGTGCTACTGGTTCAAAGGGTTATGGCGACCGAATTTGAGGATCCAGAATTCAAATCGTTACTTGTTGAAATAGGCGCTTATCAAGACGCTTTAAGGGCAGAGCTTGAAGAGGCCTGGGAAGACGCCAAGAGCGATCTGGGCTTCAATCGTAAATTTCTTCTTTTCAGATTATTTGAGAAAGAGAAAAAGAGAGCCGAGCGCATGCCGTTTAAACTATCAGATGTTATAGCTTGGGATGATCCTGATTGAGATTAACGGTCAATCACTTCTCTCGTCGGACGGGCAATAGGGCCGGGCAGCTCAGTCTCTTTTGCCGAAATCTAGACCTATCTGGCTGATCCGATCGACACAAGTCTGGCTTAACCAGACGCATTCGGTTCGGCTTGCTGTGCCGCGCGCGGCGCTGATGCGGGCGGATGTGCTGTAACTGGCCCAGCCTGACAACAGCTCCGCGTAGAGGTCGCTGGGGTATCCCGAAAGCACGACCATTCCTTCTAGCTCGAGCAGTACTTCGAGGAGTTCGCGGTGGGCGCTGTCGTCCATCTCGTGCTTGTAGTAGCGCCCGCTAGATGCACCCTTGTATCTGGTGTCGTGCACGTAGGGAGGGTCGACGTAGTGCAGTGTTTGCGGTCCGTCATGCGCTTTGATGACCTCGATCGCTGGACGGTTTTCGATCAGCACGCCGCTCAGCCTCTGGCCAACCTCGGCGAGCTTTTCGGGATAGGTTGCCCAGAGTGACTGTGCGGTACCGTACTGGCGCTTCGTGTCGATGCGGAAGCCGGTCACACCCTTAGTTGCGCCGGCGGAGCCAAACCCCATTTGCGCCCTGATGATGGTTCGCCTTGCACGCTCGATCGGCTCGACGCTCGGCTCCCAGGACAGTTCGAACTCTTCGCGGGAATAGGGCGTGAATACCAGGCGCTTGACAAGTCCGGATCGCGAATTGTGGTCCTGCAAGACCCTGAACAGATTCACGATGTCGCCGTCGAGGTCGTTGTACACCTCGGCATACGATCGGGGCTTTTGCATAAGCACGCCAGCGGCGCCGCCGAATGACTCGACGTAGCAGGTGTGCGGTGGGAAGTGTTGCAACACCCACGGCGCAAGCCGGAACTTTGCGCCGTGGTACCGGATGACCGGGGCGGTGATGGTCATATTGAATTCCAGATGCGCGCCTGCCTCGCCGGCTGGCGTGATTCGTTAAAGTGGGTGATATGCTGTGATGCTTATCGAACAAGGATGTGGAAATGGCCGGTAAAAAGCTTGAAGCGTTCCGTGAGTGGTTCACGCCGCGTAGGCGGCTGTGGGCAGGAATATGGATGTTTGCAATTGCTATCGCTGTACCTATTGTCAGTCCGGGAACGACCGCCGCTTGGCTCATAGGGCCTGCGGCTGTATTTTTCTTGGGTAGCTTTATTCCCAATACGAACGGAAGGCGATAGGGCGCTGGCGGCTCGCGTGATTCGTTGATATGGGGTATTACGGGTGACCGGCATGGAGCCGGATCAAGGAGAGACTTGTGACGGATTCCGGTATTCACGCGATGAGACTGAGCAAGCTTGCTGTAGATGAAGCTGACTGCCAGAGGCTTCAGATACCGCACCGCTTCATGCAAATGTCGGCACTATCGCCGTCTACCAGAGACTCACATGCGACCCGCAGCGGCGAGCTGTTTACTGCTGATGAGGTCAGGGCATGGCTGGCCAAGGACGACAACAGCGTTGGCTGTAAATGTTCGTTTGTCCTAGTGCTGGTCGACGATTCCGGCAATCCGCTCAGTCCAGCACTTGTTCATAAGCTCATATCAGCGAGAGAACAATTCTTCGCTCGTCGCAACGAATCGTCCTGACAAATCCGATTTTCCGGATCACGCGCGCCGAACTTTGAAATGGAGCATCGCTTTGATGCTATGGCAGTAATCCTGCAGTCGTTCGTAGGCCTTGTATTTGGCCTGACTTCGAGTGGCTGCCAACACCCTGACCAAGTCTTCGCGGGCCTCGCGGTTCCAGTCGAGATCGTCCCAGTCATGCTTGAATGGCAGCACCAACCACTCCTTAAGCGGTAGCGTCTCGGCCATTTCGCCGTACTGCATTTCGTGGGTAGGATGGTAGTTGCTGATCCGCTTCTTCGGATCTTCGTCCAGCACCACGCCGATGTAGTGGCCTCGATCGGCTAGGATCACGCCCGGCTTCCCGTAGGCGATGACGCGGCGGCCGATTTCGGCGGGCACCTGATAATGCTGCCGAACGTATGTGCAGTTGTGACTCATGGATTATCTCCAGTCAGGCGCCGCCCTCCGTGACCGGATGCGGCATGGTGGGCAACAGGGGTTTAAGTTAAAATTACAGCGATCTTTCAAGGATGAAGCGTAATGAACAAGCTCAAGGCAATAAACGCGGCAGCAAATCGTTATCTCAGCCGGTTTTCTCGTAAGCAGTTCTTCGTGGCTTTCGCCGTCATCACTGCGGTCAACTACTGGCTGGCCTATAACGTCGCAGGCTATAAGTCGGTCTATCTAGCCATGGTTGGGGGTTTTTTCTTCGGCATGATGTTCGCGAAATTCGAGCCGAATAAGTAATCTCGAGTCACGCTTATCAGTCGGGCCTAATCACTCATATTCCCCCTCGTCTTCGGCGCTCATTTGGAGCGATTCGGCAAAGCCTGCTTGCCGTAATTTGCGCGCCACGGTTTCTGATATCTCATAAACGTGGCGCTTAATTTCGAAAAGTGGCGCGGACTTCTCGGCACCCAATGAGTGGGCGTATGCGATCAGACGCCAGATTGTCGCCCGATCCTTCGTCTCGCCCAGCTCAGCGGTGGTTGCTGCCAACCGGTCACGCATGGCCTGCCGGAAGTAGTGTCGGATGATGTCGGACGGCCCTTTGACTTTCGGCGGCGCCGGCGGCAAATCCGCGGCTCGGCCATTCAACACCAGCAGTTGCACCGCCTCGCTGACTTCCTCGATCTCATGCCAGCGCATCAACTCGTCGAGCATCTGCCGGGTGCCGAACGGGACCGTGTGACGCAATTCCTGCTCGCCCAGCTCCTGCCGCTTCTCGGCCAGTCTGGCTGTTCGTTCTTCCTGGGTCACAGCCATGGCCTACCTCTTCTATTCCGCTGGCCGGCAGTGCGAGCCAGGTTTGACGTTTGCGTTGCTGGATGCGGGCTATGCGGCGCATGAATCGACCTTCACCTGGTGCCAGGCGCCGACGGCTTCGAAGATCCGCGCGGCGTGCTCTTCGTCCAGCGACATCGATTCGGGAATGGCGATCCAGCCTGAAGCCACCATCTGGCTTTGGTTGGCCTCGTCTCGCAGCTTCTTGTAGCAATGCTCTATCACTTCTTCCAGGTGGTCGGAGAGGTAGACACCATCGGGCGCGACCTCCACCGACTTGCTGTAGCGATCGCCGCGAGCATCGATGCACATTGCGCTCATGTAGATTGTCCACCGGTGGGGGATACCGCAGACGGCCTGACCGATCTTCCCCGGCGCGATGTTCTTCAGCGACTTGTAATTGATCATGCCCTGTCGGCCACTGGGGTCGATGTTCACTACAGCGACGTGGTTGGCAGCCAGCAGCGACCGGCACGACCTGGCAATGCGGGCTTGCAGGTTATGCGGCTTGCGCTTGCTCATAATGCCTCCGCAAGTTTGCGCAGCGCGTTGCGCTCGGCCCGGGTGATAGGCGGCTTGCGGCGCTTGAGGATGGTTTCGGGGTCGATCTTGGCTGAGCGCTTCGGCGGGATCGGTTTGCTCGACGGGCTTGGCAGTTGGGCAATGCTCCCGCCAGCCGCCAGGAACTGTGCCGTGCGCTCCGATATTGAGTAGGCGTCCTGGCGGTGCTGCTCGACCAGGCTTAGGTGGTTGCTGATCATGATCAGGCTCCTAGGCGATGGGCTTGCGCCCGGGCTTTGTCCGCGACTTCATCAACCATCCTGCCAAGCTCCAGATTGAACTGGACCAGCTCTTGATGAAGCATCGCGATGTACTCCTCATCGCGCTCAATGGTCTCGATATACAGCCGGCAGTCTTCATCCTGGCGTGGATCGAATGACAGGAAATCCCACCACTCCCGGCCCGTGACGAACATGCAGCCCTGAACCTGCGGCTTATGTTCCTCGGGCATGCCTTCAAGCCAGGTGCGGACGTGGACGGCCTCATTGAATGGGCATTTCGACTCAATACCCCCGTCCTCGCCAATCAATCCGTCCGGCGAACAGCCCAGCCAGTCGTATTTTGGATGAACTACGAAGCCCGACTTGATGACGCTATTACCAGTCAGGATTTCGTAGAAGTCGTGGCTCGACTGCTCAACCTCGGTTCCCCAGGCCATCGACTTGCTGCTGACCGAATGTTTCGATCGGTTGGCCAGGCGCTCAAAAGCCAGCTCGCGCATGTAGGTGGTACGGGCTGCAAGCGGCTTGCGTTTGCCGTGTTTGTCACGGTCGCCCCATGCAATAACATCCTTGAATCGGCTGGCGGTGAGTCGCCCGCTGCGGTCCTGGTGCCACTGCTCGGTGCGCTGAAGGTCTACAGAGGCGTTCATTGAGTATCGTCCTGACTATCGACGTCGGCAGCAGCGTCGGCGCTATCGCTGACAGTTGTGAACTCGGCGTCGATGGTTTGTGCAATGGCCTTAAGTTCGCCGTGACGGGTCACGCCAATGGCGCCGCGCTGCTGTGGTTTCAGGGCTTTCCAAGCTTTTTCATAGCCTTCGATGCCCTGATCTTGAGCGATTTTTTTCAGCTGTTCGAAAAGGTCGGAGGCCGCATCTGTTGCGTCGCCCTGGGGTACTGAGGCGGCACCTACGTCAGCAGGCTTTTCGCTGGTAGATCTCGGGGTAACATCTGTTTCCGGAAGCGTATAGCCGTCGTCCAGCTCTTCGCGTGTGTACACGCCCAGGATCACGTCAGGGCAGTACAGGCGAGCCCATTTTTTGAGGGCCAGGTAGGCGATCTGCTGCTTCGGATCGTCTGCCCACAGCGTCGAGTTCCGGGTCCGTGCCTGAGTCATCAAGGTGGTCAGTTCGCGCGGGGTATCCTCGCCCACGAACGTAGCCCAAACGCGGACGCCCAACCCTTTCTCGTCATTAATGTTCCAGTTTGGGACGCGATACTTTTTTGGCTGCCCGTGGTCATCCGTTTGTTTTTTGCTCTCGATCTCGCGGAAATTGCCAATGATTTTGTCCCAGTCGCCAAACCACTCGTAGTGGATTCGATCAATGGTCGGGGCCCGGGTGGTGATGACCGCGTTGACCAGTTGGGCTTCATAGCTCAGTTGGCCGCCGTTAACGATGAAGGTCTTCTGCGCCACTTGGAATGGGTTCATTCCCCACTGCATGGACTGCATGATCACTGCCATGCAGTCAGCGGTGTTGCCGTGAAAGTGCTTCGGTAGCGTGGTTTTGCCCCCTGCCATGATGCCCGCGAGCTCTGTCATCGACTGCATGCTGTCGCGGTTGAGGATCAGCCCAGTCGGGCTGGTGTCCATTGATACGGTAGAAATCTGGGTTTGGGCGCTCATTGCTAACTCCATAGCCGACGACTTTGGTCGGCCTCCGGGGTGGTTTCAGGGTTCTTTAGAACGACATGGCGCGAAGCCAGGCAGAGGCTTCGTCATTGGTGACGCAGAAGGCCATGGCTACGACCTCGACCACTTCGCTGGCGCTTGGAATGTTCGAGTCAGCGAATGCGTCCGCCGCTGGGGCCGGATCAACTTCCGCTACAACCGTTTGTGCTGGGTCAGCAATCACTGGAGCCGCAACGACAGTCACTGCTGGGGCGGGCTTAGCCGCCTGGGCACGCAGACGGGCCAGTTCTTCCTGATCGCGCTGATACTGCGCGTCACGTTCACGCTGCTGGCGCTGTTGCTCTTCCTGCCGCTCACGGTGCTGGCGTTGTTGTTCTTCCATGTCGCGGCGCTGCTGGTCCAACTCGTCCTGCTGCTTCTTCAAGCGCAGACGGTCTTCCTCGGCGCGCTGCTTGCGCAGCTCTTCAGCCTCTGCGTCGGCGAGTCGTTGCTTCTCGCGCAGCTCGTCCAGTTCTTTCTGCTGGGCCAGCAGCTTGGCAGCAGCTTCCTCTCGATCAATGGCAGCCTTGTGTAGCGCTTCCAATTGCTCAATGGCGTTGTCGCGAGCGATGGTGCCTTCGGCTTCAAATTCGCCATATTCTTCGGGCAGGATCACCGACTCCTTAACGCCTTTCAGAATTCCGGCGACGTCGGCAGCGCTGCGGCTTGCGTATGCGGCGGCGACAGAGCTGAATCGGGTAATCTTGGCCCGGATGGCTTCGACACGCTCAGCCTCGACACGCTCGCGCTCTGCCTTGGCATCAGCTACGCGTTTTTCTTCGGCTTTGATTGCTTCGTCAACAGGAGTCTCGATTGCCAAGACTCGATCTTTCAGCGCCTCGCCGAACTCCTTTACCTGGTTGACGCGAGCCTGGGCGTCTTTAACCGCCTGCTGGTAGGGAACCAGTGCCGTTTTGGTGGTGTTGGCTAGGGCATAACGCACGTCGCGGATATCGACGCGAACTTCCTTTGCATTCGCCAAGCCTTCGCTGGTCGAGCAGTCAACCACCAGCTTCCCGTAGGTTGTCTCTAGCCGAACGATTTGCTCCTCGTGCGGCCGATACTCTGCGATGTCGGTGACGGCGACAGCAGGGGCAATGGACTTCTTGGATTCTTCGGTTTCGCTCATTTCGAGCGAATCTTGTGCGGGTGCTTTTTTAGTATTTGTGGACATGACGATCCCTCGCCGCGCCTGGCGCAGCATTGAAAGTGTTTGTGGTGTGGTTATGCCGTCAAGCGGCGGTAGAGGTGGAGGCGTTGTAGTTGGCGTAGATTTTGTCGATACGCGCTTGGTAATACCTGTGTTCGGCTTCGTCGATGGCTCGGAGCATGAACGCCAAGGTTATGCACGACCGCGCCGCTGCACTGGCGTTTGGTTTTCCGAGGTCGCGAATCAAGTTATCGACCTCGGTTTCTATCCAGCCCACGGCGATCTGATGGTCTCGCTGTGCGATGTTCATTCAACACCTCCCGCTGGTGGGCAGATCAACTCCATCTGCGCCATGGCTGCACCGATGCGAATCTTTAGGTTTGCGCGCTCCTTCAGTTGTCGAGCTTTGCGTTCCGCCAGGTCGTCCGCCGTGTATTCATGGAACAGGTCGACGTGCTGTTTCTTCCCGAAGCTCGGTAAATCCCAGCGCCTGTCGGATTCCCTGGCCTGGGCGCTATCCGCGTAGCTGGTTGGCATGGCGAGTCTCCAGGCTCCGGGCGAGGGCGCAGGCTTCGTTGTGGTTGCGGCGGAACCCGATGACCTTGCTGGTCCGGCTATCGATGATATGGAAGAAAGCGAGGCCGGCTGGCGACACCAGAAAGCGAGGCGCACGCACCGGCTCGCTAATTCCGGCAAGCCGGTAGAAGTCGGCAGTTGCGATTTGAGAGCGCTGGCGCAGCCCTGAAAGAATTTCGCGTCGGCTTTGAATGCTTGGGTGCATGGTCGCCTCCAGAGTGGCGGTGTTGATCCAACAAAACTCGGCTGCACTCATCCATTCCGCTGGTTGCCGTTGGGCGCGGAGGGGAGTGCATGCGGGTGGTGTCGGGGAAGAGGGGATGCAGGCGGGGAGCGCTTCCTCCCGTGCGTCGAGTCTGGCCAGCTATGCCCTCGGACTCGCCTGCGGTACATCGTCGTTTTTTCGGTTGGGCCTACCGAAATTCCGGTTGATGCGCGGTCACATCGTCGGCCCTGCTTTCCGCTGCCTGTCAGGGTGTTGGGCGAAGCCTTCAGGCTTGCTACGCCACGCAGGTGAATCGCTGATCTACTTCATGGCGGTCACTCCTATCGTTCGCTCACTGGGAAGGCAGTGGCCACCTATGAGAATGGGTGATGCAGATGCCCAGTGCTGATCTCCGGGTTGGGTGTGAAGTGTCAGGTTCAACCGAGCCGATCAATCGAAGTCCGTCGGCGCCCCACTTGCGAGCCTGCGTCGTTGCCCATCAGCCTGGGCGTTCATCCGCATCGGGGTGTGATTTGGCAGGGATTCGAACCCAAAAGAATTACGTCGATTTCGGCAGCGCTACCTTGTCGACACCACCCCGCACGCAGGGCGCCCCTGATCCGCCGAGGCAAACTCCAAATCACACCCCGATGCGCTCTCATAGAGAGGATCGGGCAGTTAACGACAGGCTGTCGTGGCGCTGGTTGTTCAAAGCTCTTTTGGCTCAAGCGCGTATTTGATCTGCAGGTTCTGCTCTGGGGAGTAGATCGGGTTACATGTACTGCAGTGCCTGGCAACAGCTATCTCAATTCTGAATTGAGCCGTGTCAGCAGGGCGCAGGCAGTTCGGGCAATGCTCATCGTCCGAAGACTCAATTTCTGCGTGGCTCAAAATGCACTTTTGGGCGTCACCTTCCTCGTCGTGCGATTCGTCACAAATAGGGCAGAAGAACCTTTCAATGACGCCAGGCATGCAGCACTCGCGAGCCCCATCCTCATCATCGTGCAGTACGTTGCACGCATCGCACTCGTACTTGATCACCACTCCTTTAGCCATGGCCTATTCCTCGGTTGTCATCCCAAAGCCCGCTCAGTGAACGGGCTTCAGTGATGCTTTCCGCCTTGACCCGCTACTGGCGTCGGTCACCGGCTTGAATCAAATGTTCTTCCAGCCGCGGGCCTTTCGGCTTGCTCTCCCGCTGGATAACTGTTCTTGGCGCTTTACGCTGCACGCCCGGGTCAGTTGCCAACCCTCTGAACCGTTTAGGCCGGTTCATCGCTGCCTTTGAATCTGGGCCGGTGTTGATCCGGCAAGGGGTGTAACCAAAGAGCGGCGGGCTGTGAGGCCCTGGCGAGTCCCTGCTGGGTGACTCGATGGGTTTAATTTAGCCAAGAGCTAAAATTGTGTCAATAGCTCCAAGCTAAATATTTAGCGTAGGGCGAAATTAATCTCGGCGACGATGCACCCTCTGAGTAGCTCAGGGGAGCTTTACGCGGCGCTTAGCAGTGAGCTATGATTTTCAAAATGTGTATGGATATACAGTGTCTTGGAGAGAGATAAATCGTGGCGAAGATGGCGAATCAAGCAGTACGGCAAGAGATGAGTGGCATGGAGCGCCTTGCGCTGCGCGTCTCTTCCATGATCAATCACCCGGTGGCGCAGGCGCAGCGCTGGGTAACGATTCATCGACTGGACACGGACGGGGATCGGGAGTGGGAAGAGGTGCTGGGCGTGATCGCCGACACGGACGAGCTGGAGTTGACGCTCAATGACGACGGCAGTGTGACGGTGAGGTGGGAGCAGCAGGAAGTCGAGGCGGTGGGAAGGGGAGAGGTTGAGTTTGAGCCTGAAGAAGAGGCGGCGCCGTTCTGACAGGCATGAAAAAGCCCGTGGTAGGCGGGCTCACTTAGTAACGGTTAGTCAGTCTGTAATCGGTGGGTACTTGCCGCTCACCGAGTCCCTGTAGACGATCTCGCTGAATAGTCTGGGGCCGTCGCGCATTGTGACCAGGGCCTGCTTTGCCTCTTCCTTCGTTTCAAATGGGCCGGCACCCACTGCCAGGCCAATCATTGGAACAACCGGAAGCCCGGTGCTGGTAATTGCCTCAATGGTTCGCTGCTGTTCTTCTTCGTCACGGCAGGCGGTGGATGCAACCCATCCATTTTTAAGGCGCGGGGCGGCTACTGGCTCAACATCGGCGCCGCAGTGCTTGCACTTGATCGCCGCAGTCTTGATGCTCTCGGCACACATAGGACAAGGACGAGTATCTTTCTCGATCTGGGCGGCGACAGAGGAGCCTTTGCCACCCAGCAAAAACATGAGCAGGCCGGCAAGCGCAATCACCCCGCCAACAATGGTGTGGATCTGGCGGTCAGCCATGAGCCCCAGGTTATTCACTCTGCCGCCGGCACCAGTCGGCACTGACACATCCATATTCAGTGCAAAGACCAGCCAGCAGATGCCGACGATCAACGCGAACGTCCCAAATCCTTTCATTCGACCCCTCCCGTAATTGAGCTGGCACTTTACCATTCGTAGCGTACAGCCACCATTTGGGGAGGAGGGCATTCGATCTGGCCCCTGCGCCTTCAGCCTGGCCAGGCCCTGCTTGATATGCCCCGCGTTCTCTCCGATCTCCTTCAGGGCGCCACGCTCGGCGCCACTAGAGGGTATGGAAAGCGTAGCAGCAGGCAAAAAAACGGCCCGCTTGTGGGCGGACCTAAAGGGAATTCTTCAAAGGAGTAGGGCGACTTTGCACTCTGTCCTGTAAATGCCAGGTGAAAAGGATGTCGCCGAAACGAAAGGCATGGTGCGGCGGTTAGTTCGAAGGTCGGGCTCAGAATGAAGTCGCGATTGCTAAGGCGAGTTGATGCTCAGTCATCAGCGGTGGTGCGTAGGTCGTGTGATAAAAGCGTACTGCCTGTTCAAATTGTGCGCCGCGAATCTCGCCTTTTGAGCCGATGAACGCAAGTGCGTCAGCCTTTGCAGGCTTGAAGTTATTTGAGGCCAGCATGGTAAGTCCGGTAGTTCCCGCAACGGTGTAGGTTGGAGCCATTAGCACTGACAGCATCGAGTTATTGTAGGAGTCATCGGACCCCTCTGAAGCATGAGCATTGATCGATACCATAAGGGCTACTGCTACAATCTTCCATGTGTCCATTCTTCGATGCTTCCATTGCGGCCTTAGTGGGACGCTACCATAGCAGAGTGCGTTCTTGCTGGGACAAGAGGAGGGGACAGTCCTTACGCCGGCATCAGAACGAGGTCGCGATCGCCTGCGCTAGTTGCATGTCAGACATATGAGGCGATGTGTAGGCCGAGCGATAATACCAGGACGCCTGCTCAAACTCCGCGCCGCGAATCTCCCCGTCCGAACCGATGAAGGCCAGAGCGTCAGTCTTGGCTGACTTGAAAATCTCAGGCGGCTCGGTCGTGAGGGATGTGGTCGCGCCAATTAAAATGGTTGGCGCGGAGATTGTGAGAAATATCGCGGCGGCGATAGGGTTGGCGCCATCACCTGATACGGCCTGCGTGCTGACCGATGCCAGTAGGGCGATCGCCAGAGTCTTCCATGAGTCCATTCTTCGTTGCTTCCATTGCGATCTGAGGGCGCCACCATAGCAGGGTAGAGGATCTCCAGATACAAGAAGCCCGGCGCTGGGCCGGGCTTATTAGTGGCAGTCACGCCATACCTTCGCGAGATGTGAAAGGTATCTCATGACCGCTGGGTTTCGGGCGGAACCGTGCGCATCGGGGCAAAAGAAAGCGAGTATTTGATACGAGTCCTCCTCTAGCTCCCCCTGTACGTAGACCAGCGCTGCATCTTCGTTTGGTCTGTTTCTGTCACATGTTCTGTAGTATTGGGCTACGTTCTGCCTGAAAGACCCAGGCGGAAGCTTGATATGGATGTGGGAAAGGTGAGCGTCAAGGGCGGCTTGGGGTTGGGTATATGGTGCATCCCTACCGAAATACAGGGGCACATTCAGACGATCCGAATCAATATACGACTTGAAATCGCGAGCAATGTTCGAAGAAAGCCCTGGATACTTTAGATCGATAGGCTTGAAAAATTCATCGAATGTTGCAGGGTTGAAGTCTACTGAGCAGGACATCCATTCCCTTATGCGATTATCGCCATGCGGGCACTGGTATGATCCGCCAGGGCCTTCAATCCTTCGAAATTAATCCCTGTGTCTACATAAGCATGAACTGCTACTGCCTGCTTGTGCAGATTTTCAAGCTGTACCAGACGCCCTCTGACACCGGCCACTACACGCCTAAAGGCTGTGTGTGCTGAAACAACGTCTGATGGGGGAGTGCTTGTGGCGAGTGCTGACTCGAGACCCCTGACGGCATGGACGAGTTCAGATATGCGCGCGAAGTCTTGGCGCGAAGCATCACCTCTTTTCAGGGTGGTGCGCACAGCTTCAGAAAAAATCACATCTAGCTCCTTCCATCCGATGGTCAGCTGGATGAGCGTCTCTCGAATTTTGACAAGCGAAGCGTAGTTGCAGGCAGTCTCAAATTGAGAGACGGGCTTAACGTGATTTGCAGCTTCCGCATAATTCCCGACTAACGCCATAGCGGAAAAAAGCATCTGCATAGAAATGTTGCGGTAATCCACGATAGGCCTCCTTACGCTCACTATCCCTAATCGGCAAAAGTAGCCATTTCTTTAGGGTGACGGTTAGACGGCAGCGTCTGCCGAAAAAGTCACAGCGCGATGATACGTCAATCGAAAACAATTTCCGACTGGTAAAGAAGGGGGATTAGACGACTGGCAGCGTAAGAGAATGCTTACACGAAAAATCAGAGAAATAGGGTTTCTCGAACCGCCGCCAAGCCTTGGAATTGCTCGAGCAATGATGCCCTGCGTGCTTTGATGTCAGCCGCTCGCACTATAGAAGTGATTCAGCGCTATCAGCTCAACCACAGCCACGATGGTGCAGAGCACAACAAAGCCAGGGCTGAAGACTCGCTTGCGACCGGATGAGCTCCAGCTAAGACCAGCTGCGTCGGAGTAACCGGGAATCATCATGAGGAAAGCTACGCAAGCAATGACCCCAACCTTGCTCCAGAAGCTCTGCTCTCGCCATGCGGTCATCCGCGCTATTCCGTTGCCCGCTTTATTTGACCGCTCTTCACTTCCTCGGCGTAACCCAGCAACCCCATTAGGGCTATAGCATCGGCATTGCTGAGTTTTTCCGCCAGCTTTCCCAGGTCGATACAGGACTGCTCACGGTTGAAGGCGATGGCCTTGAGGTCGCGGCGCAGTTGCTGGTTTGGTTTGGTCAGAGCCATGGCGTTATACCGGCTGTCCGTTCCACACATAGAGCACTCGAGCTAGGATGTGGGTGTCCTCCACCCGGATGTCCTCGGGGTCGTGGTGCTTGTTGTCCGAGATCATCTTGAAGCGATCCTTGCCTTTCTTCTGCAAGCGCTTCACGTACAGCATGTCGTCGTGGGAGAAAAGGTAGATACCGTCACCGGTAAACTCACGGATTGTGATGTCCACGAGCAGTGGGTCCCGATCTTTGATTGTGGGCGCCATCGACTGGCCCCACCCGGTGATCATCTTTAGATGAAAGTGCTCTTTGAACGTGACACCCATCTCGCGCAGGTGCTTTGGGCTGACCCGTATGTCCTGAAGCATTTCCGGGTATTCGTGCGGGATCTGCCCGCTACCCATAGCTGCGCGCACATCGTAGTGTGCAATCCACACTTCGTCACCGACCTGGCCGGGGCGGGAGAAGTCCACGGTGATTACGTTGCTCGTCTCATCAGCCGCCGCGATGATCCGGTCACGAGCGGTGCTCGTTAACCCTTTGACCTTCGAGAGCATCTGCTTTATCTGGTCCGCCGCAGTCTGTGCGGATGCCTCACCCGATTGAGTTCCCGAAATTTGCCCGTCGTCTGGATTCATCGGCTCGCCGGGCGATATGGAGTCAAACCAGCCTCTAGGCAGCCCCTCGGTAGCCTCAATTCTCCGCGCTACGTCGTCCCCCAGATTCTTCGCAGTCTTGTCCGACAAAATCTGACTCAGGTGCGCAGGGGCCATCCCCCAGCGCTCGGCGCACGCGCCTTTCCGCTGGGTTCCTATAAGGCTGATCAGTTTCTGCTTGCGAATCGCATAAATATCCATGCGGGCAAGAATGCCAGCGTTTAGCTCAATGCTAAATGTGCTCAAAGCTAAATATTACTTGCTACGATATTAGCCATAAGCTAAATTTCTCCTATATTTAAGGAGAGATCCCATGAATGACCATCTGCGTGACTGGCTCGCCAGCGCTTCAAACGAACGGCGCCAGTCGGTGGCTGCCGCTGCTACGACGACGGTAGGACACCTCTGGCAGTTGGCAGGTGGCCACCGAAAGGCCTCTGCCGATCTGGCGGAACGCCTTCAGGACGCATCTGGCGGTGAGATCACCATTGCAGGTTTACGCCCCGATCTTCTCGATCTGGCACACAAAGTCCTGCGCGGCGCTGCCTGACATCCCCGTCCGCCGCTCCATTGAAGCCAGATTAGAAGAGAGCAGTCCCCATGCAAACGTCCAGTTCCAGACACACCGTACAAACCCGTGATCAGGTGCTGGTCGCCCATGCTGCAAACCAAATTGCGCGTACCAGCTTGAGCCAGGATGACTTTGCCCAGGCGCTAAGTCGTGAGCTGCACTTGTCTTGCCCAGAGAAGGCTGTCGCCAAAGAGGTGCCGAACTTCTCGGCACTGACCACCCAGAATGATGTGGCCGAGTTTGTGAAGGCAACCGGGCGCTGGCTCAAGCGAGTTCAACGCTGGCTGTCCGGTGATCAAGAAATGCCGTCCTGGCTGGAAGAGTCCTGGGTGAACGCCCTCGAGCCTGAATTCCGCGACCACTGCCTTAATGAGCTGGCGAGTCGTCATGGCCTGACCGGTGCCCGCCAGATGACCAGCGATCAATGCGCGAACAAAAGTTTCGGCGCGCTGATCCGTGCCCTGGGCGACGTAATCGATACCGGCAGCGAAGTTTTTGACGACCAAGTGATGTGTGAGCTGGATCTGCCGCACTTGCCGGCGTTCGCCAAGCAGTGCCGCCAAGTTGAAGCGAAGGCGGGGGAGTTGGGGCGCAAGGCTGAGCAGTTGCTCAAGGATGCCCGGCCAAATCTGAAATCTATCGCCTGAATCCCAGGCACAAAAAAGCCGACGGTCGAGGTCGGCTTCTTCTACAGCGGTTAGCGAGAGAAATCATGCCAAACATTGTTGCGTTACACAACCCTCGGGGATTCACCCGTATGGACAATCAGATGATGGATGGCTTGATGGCCATCGATTTGTCGGCGCGTGAACTGAAGATCGTTCTGTACGTGGCCAAAGCCACCTTGAACTTCAGCACCGGCGCCCATCGTATCCCTGCGGTCGATATCGCCAAAGCCACCCATATCCACCCTGACACGGTCTCGAAGGCTATCTCCGGATTACTACGCCGCCGAGTGCTGTACCGCGAAGGTGGTGCGCGCGGCGACATTGGCGTTTGCGACCCGAAAGAGTGGATCTATGTCGTAGAGCCGAAACAGACCATATCGTCTGATTCGGCTCAAGTGGTCCGAATCGGATCAGGTGCGAAACAGACCAAAACCGACGACTCCCTTCTTTATACAAAGAAAGAACCCCTATTAACTCTTTCTTCGAAAGAGATTAATCCGCCCCAAGAGCCAGTCGAACCGCCTAAGCCTGATCGTAAGGCGCCGTTCGGCATGGCCCAGTTGCTGGCCGACAATCCGCACAACGTCCCTGAGCAACTGCTCGCTGACTGGCTGACCCAACGCAAGGCAAAGCGCGCCGCTGTGACCGCAACCGTCTGGTCGACCGTGAACACCGAACTGGCCAAGTGCGCCGAGGCCGGGATCACCGCCGACGACGCAATCACCGAAGCGCTGAATTCAGGCTGGCAGGGTTTCAAGGCGTCCTGGGTGATCAAGCGCCTGGCTGAATCCGATCCTGCCCCGGCCCCTCAGTCTCGCCACACTGGCTTTGCTGATCGCAACTACACCTACGGACTGATTCAGCGTGAGGACGGCTCCTATGCGATCTGAGCCAGTCCAGCCAACTCCGGAACTGCCGCCGGGCACTCGCATCCAGCCCGCCGAATGCGAGACCCACGGCCACTATGATCAGAAGGTTTTTCCGGTACTGGGTAAGGAGCTGAAAAGCGGTTGCCCTGAGTGCGGCCGGATCATTCGCGAGAAGGCCGAAGCTGCGGAACTGGCCAACAAGGCTATGGAGCTGCGTATGGCCATGGAGCGCAAGCTCGGCGCAGCGCTGATCCCCAAGCGCTTTGCCAGCAAAACGTTGGACGGCTACGTCGCCACCACCACCGAACAATGGAAGGCGCTGAACACCTGCCGCCGGTACGCCGCCGAGTTCGCGCAGATCGCCGAAACCGGACGCTGCCTGCTGTTGCTGGGCAAGCCCGGCACCGGCAAGACACACCTGTCCGTGGCGATCGCCAACGAGATCATGGCCAAGTCATCCGCGACGGCCGTCTACCGCACAATCGGCGCCGTGCTGCAGGCCATCCGCGCCACCTACGATCACTCCAGCGATCAGAGTGAAAGCCAGATCCTGTCGAGCCTGATCAGCCCCTCGCTGCTCATCCTTGACGAGATCGGCGTCAGCAAGGAGAAGCCAAGCGACTTCGAGCTGACCACGCTGTTCGCGATCATCAACGGCCGGTACGAGCAAATGCGCCCGACGGTGATCGTCTCCAACCTTGATGCGAAGGCGCTGCCGGACGCACTCGGTGAGCGCTGCATTGATCGGTTGCGGGAGGGTGGGGTGATCGTCATCCCGTTCGAGTGGGAATCGCAGCGCGGCAAGGAGGGGTTCTGACATGACCAAGCCGGCAAAGCCCCGCCCAATGCCCGTTTACCTGATTCTGCGCCGCCTGGTCGATCCAGCGACCGGAAAGGAGGTGGCCGCGTTCGTGCCGTCATCCGACGCCGACCGGTCGATCCTTCGCGAGCGGGATTTCCGGATCAACACGAAGATCCGCGCCGACCTCAAGCAACCGCGCAACCCACGGTTCAATGGTTTGGTCCATGGCCTTGGCCGGGTGCTGAGCCAGAACATCGACCGGTTCTCTGGCAAGCAATCACATGACGCGATCAAGGCTCTGCAACTGGAGTCGGGTGTGTACTGCGACGAGGAACTGTTCGATATCCCCGGCCTGGGCCAGCTCACCCGCAAAACACCGCGCAGCCTTTCCTACGACTCGATGGGGGAGGAGACATTCCAAGACTTTTGGCGCCAGTGCTGCGCGTATCTGGTGCTGCATGACTGGCCGACTCTCACGGAAGAGCGCCTGACCGAAATGGCTGAGTTCGAAGCATTCAAGGAGGCCGTGTGAAGCGCACCCCATTACAACGCAAAACCCCACTCACGTCCGGAGGGGCACGCCGCAAGCGCTGCCCAGAGTGCCGAGTGATGTTCACGCCTACCCGCAGCTCGCAGGCGGTGTGCGGGGAGATCGAGTGCGCCATCGCTCACGGTCAGTCGGAGAAGGGACAGGCCAGCGCTCGCAAGGCCCTGGCAGACGTTGAGCGCCGCGAGATCAAGGTCCGCAAGGAGAAGCTGAAGAGTAGGGCGGATCATGCGCGCGACACGCAGAAAGCATTCAACGAATGGGTGCGCCTACGAGACGCCGATCTGCCTTGCGTGAGCTGTGGTCGCCACCACGACGGCCAATATCACGCGGGGCATTACAGGACAGTCGCAGCCAACCCGGAGATCCGATTCGAGCCTTTGAATGTCCACAAACAATGCGCCCCCTGCAATAACCACAAGTCGGGCGACATTGTGAATTACCGCATTGAGTTGGTTAAGCGGATCGGCGCCGAGGCCGTGGAGTGGCTTGAAGGTCCTCATGAGGCCAAGAAGTACACCGTCGATGAGTTGAAGGCGATCACCGCCGAATACCGGGCAAAGACCAGAGAACTGAAGAGGGCTGCTGCATGAAGATCAACTCAGCACGCCAGGCGTGGCATGACTGCAAATACAACCCGGCCCCCGGCCAGACCTCTGATGTTGTTCAACTTGGCGTGGTGGTGCAGACCACCGAGCGCGGCCCTACGGCAAATCATGCTGTGCATAGCACCTTGGCTGGTCAGATCCAGTCAGCAATCGCGCGGCTTCACTATCAGCTTCGCGCCTTCGGGAATGCAATGTACGCCGCAGAGCCTACTGATGATGATCGGGATGATGCTGAAGAGGCCGTATTCAACCTGGCTTGCTCGCGCGTCGAGCGCATGACCGCCAGCAAACGGGAGAGGGCTGAGTATGTCGCCAAGGGCGTGTTCCGCCGTTACCGCTACATGCACCAGGGGGGGCAGTCCTCAAATCCAGACCCTCTCATCAAGCCTGAAGTGTTCCGTGCATGGATGGTTGCAGAGTATGGCCTCAAGCTTCCATCTGCTGCTTGGGGGCGAGATTGGGAGCCTTTTGTTCAGCTCTGCTTTGATGCTTGCTACGACATCGACGCGAAAGCGCTGAGCCCTATTGGCGGGATAATTTACAAGATGAAAGAGGTCGCTTGACTTCCCGCACGGCTGAGGGCATTATTTCTCCATAGTTAGTATTTTGCCTTTGGCAAGATGAACAAAAACCCGGCCAGCAAGCCGGGTTTTTTTGTGCCCTTCAGAAACGAGAAAGCCCCGATAAGTTCGGGGCTTTTGCGTTGCGGCGAAAAAAGAGAGGGCGACCCCAGAGGGTGCTGTAACACCCAAAGGAGCCGCCAGATCGCAGAACCAGCCTGCAAGCCAGCCAAGGCCCTCACTGCTCGCGCGAGCGGGGCGGAGCCTAGCAGAAATCAAAAGGCATTGCAGATGTTGAAAGAATTCAGATGCGGTAACTGCAAAAGACTTCTCGCCCGCACGGGTGGGTTTACAGAGCTCCAGATCAAATGTTCCCGATGTGGGACGCTGAATCATGTGAAGGCCGCGAGCCTCGAGCAATCGCCAATGAGCGCCATACGCCCAATTCAGAGGCCTGAACTTAAATCAGCTCAGTAACGGAGTTTAAAATGGAAAACGCAAACTCGGCGTCTCAAACCTTGCAAGATCTTTGGACTCAAGTACAACCGGTGGATAACACCGGCATGCTTAGGCGCGTGGTTTTTGCGCAAGGCAAGTTTTATGCGGTTGGTGGCAACGGTCTTACCACAACCACTCAGGTTGTCAGCGGAGGCGCAACTGGTACAGCGTGGGCCAAGCTTAAGGGCGCCCTCACCTCTGATAGCGGAAAGGTCCTCAACGAGCTGTACTGGAACGGTATTGGGTCATCGCTTCAAGCCCTTTCTCAATCCGGCAATCTGATCTTCGGCAGCGCAGACCACCCTGAAAGGGCTTGGACAGACCTTACGGCAACTGTTCGCGCGTCCGGAGACTTGCAAGGCATTGTGTTTTATCGGGCAATTAACAGCAACGACACGACCTGGATACTGGTTGGGTCTAACGGTAAAGTCTTTTCCCGTTATGGCGATTGGTCAGGCCAGGTGGAGCGCACTACGACCTTCACTTCTAGCGAGACTGTGTACTGCGTCAACGTCATTGGCAGTTTTGTGTTGATTGCGGGATCGAATGGGAAGCTGCTTAGCGCTGTGAAGATGGCGACGGATAATCCGCAAACATTCACGACCAGAACCAGCACCTTCGGCTATAGCACCATCCTTTCCATGAAGCTTTGCAACGGGAAAATGTTTATCGTTGGTGCGGATGGCAAGATGGCATATTCATCCGATGGGCTTACCTGGACTGCTGTTGAAGATACCAGTTTCGGTGGAACCATCATCCGCGACATTGCTTATGGTAATGGCAAGTATGTAGCTGTCGGCGACGGCGGCAAGACAGCCGTTTCCGAGGATGGGATCGGCTGGGTTCAGCAAGCCAACACTTTCGCAGGAACCGATATCCGGAGCGTCGCTTACGGCAACGGCAATTTTGTTGCTGTTGGTGCAGACGGCAAGATTGCTTACTGGACTCCATGATCTTCTATCTCCTTGCGTAATAGAGCCCAGCCGTCGCGCTGGGCTTTTTCATTTTCGGCCCCGCCACACCCTTCGCTCTAAGCAGGGAGTGCCGTCGGGGCTGACCTATTTCAAACATGCCCCACGGAGTCGAGCGCATGGAGTATCTACAGCGCCTGCTCGACAAGATCGACAGGTTCGAATTGCTAATCGCGGGCCTGATTGGGGCTGTTGTTGCAAGCTGGTGGCACAAGGACGACTTGTCCGACTGGCGCGCCTGGATGGTCTTTTTGATCACCGGCATGGCCTGCTCGATCTACTTGACAAGCATGGTCAGCACCTATCTGGGTGTGACCGAGCCGAAGATCGTCGCCGGTATCGGCTTCCTGCTGGGCGCATTCGGCGGCTCGCTCCTAGCGGCCATCAATCGGGCCATCAAATCCGCTGACCTCTGGGCACTCATCCGCCAGCGGTTCGGGGGAGGCAATCCACCATGAATCTTGAACTGATCAATTCCATCGCCTGCGGCCTGATCGCTGCCTGGGCGACTTGGTGCGTACTGAGCGGGAAGGTGAGGGACGGCATCCTTGGGAAGCTGATCTACTCAACGATCGCCATCACGGGCTTCGTTGTGATGGTGCGCAGCCAAAACATTTTCTTCGGCCCAACAACCGCTGGGCTGACGCTGCATGTGTCCCTGGCCCTGGCCGGTGCCCGGCACATCTTTATGGTCACGTATTGGCAGCGGGTGAAGGTCTGGCTATGCCGGACGCTGAACTGCGAACACTGCCTGCACTGTGACAAGGCGCCTGGTGGTGTTGATCGCCGGGCCAAGTAGTCCGCGCCACGTTTTCGAATGCGCCTAATCGTGGCGCGACATTAGAGAAGGGCATGAAATTCCGGAAGAAGCCGGTAGTGATTGGTGCTGTTCAATGGACTGGCGACAATCTGTTCGATGTGATCACGTTCACCGATGGAGCGCCAAGCATTCGCGGCACGCACGCCAGCGAGAAGTGGGATGACTATTGCAGGCTGGTGGATGCCGACGGCCTGAAGATTTTTACCCTCGAAGGAAAGATGAATGCCTCAGTGGGCGACTGGATTATCAAGGGCGTCTCAGGGGAGCTCTACCCGTGCAAGCCTGACATCTTCGCGCTGACCTATGAGTCGGCCGAGTGACCAAGAAGAACTGGTCAATCTCAACCTCAGGCCACGCGCTATGCCCAATGCTCACCCTTGACGACGCGCTCGATCATGCTGGGGCGCTGGCTTGGGCTCGCTGTATATGGCCGACTTGCGAGGCGTCCTGAATGAAGGTCGTCGAATTCGGCTGACTACTCAGGAGTAGAAGTTGCTTTAGCTGCCTCCCTTCCAAGTTCGTCGGCGGCAAGTTCAAGATTATCCGTATCGTCCAGCAGGCTGTCCGTGCAGAGGATCGTCGGACGAACCCGGCCTTGAGACGCCTGCACTACCTTCCAATGCGGGGGCGTGCAGTCTTCGAGCTTAGATGGTTCGATTGGCGGCTTCATAGTCCTGCTCCTTGCTTTGATTGTTCCTCACCAATACCGCCAACGAGCCACTATTTCAAGCATCAGAGAAAAGCCATGACAACCAAGCAATCCGACTGGGAGGCAATCGAACGCGCCTACCGGACAGTAATTCTGTCGTGTCGAAGCTGGCCCTGATTCATGTATGCGACACTGCGCCATCTCACTAGGGAATGGAATGTTTACAAATGGTCCAATTATTAGCGGTGTCCGGAAGCATTCGCGCAGCATCTTCTAACTCCGCACTACTGCGTGCGGCTGAGGCGCTGAGTCCTGACGGGGTGTCGATCAAGCACTACCTGGCGGTTGGTCAATTACCTCACTTCGATCCGGACCTGGCCGATGAACCGCCTAAGATCGTCGCAGAGTTACGGGCTTTGATAGGCAAGGCAGACGGCATCCTCATTTCGTGTCCTGAGTATGCTCGTGGAATACCTGGTTCTTTCAAGAATGCGTTGGATTGGCTTGTGGCGAGCCATGAATTCCCGGGTAAGCCGGTTGCACTGTTTAACGCTTCACCTCGTGCGAGTCATGCCCAGGAGGCGCTTCGGCTGGTGCTGAATACCATGTCCGCGGTAGTTGTAGAGCCTGCGTCGATAACTGTGAACCTGCTCGCTAAAGGAATGGATGAGGACGGCATCGCAGCGAGCCCAGAGATCAGTAAGCAAATCGTCTCGGCATTAGCTGTATTCAAGAGTCACATAGAGGTCATGCAGGAATAGAGAAGGTGAGCGGATGAACAGACCGATGCCTCCCGCATCACTGATTGAGATGTCGGAGTTAACCGACGTCGGTATTCGCCTGACTCCAGCCACAGAGGTTTGGGAGTGGCTCCAAGCCGAGATCTTGGCCGACACCGGTAGCATCCACAATTCAGACCACGCTCACCTACTGGATGCAGACATCCGAGTCATGTGGGCATCGTCGAGCTTCGAGAAGCAGGGTCGTACAGTCCTGGGCCAAGCTGAGCAGGTAGCGTTTCGCGCGGGTGGTTGGCAGAAGGCGCGGATGGAGCAACAGATGCGAGATTGGTTCGGCGATGTGCCGGCTTTCATCATCACGCTGGCTGCCGACTACTGCGCCCAGTGCAGTGACCTTGAATTCTGCGCCCTGATCGAACACGAGCTGTATCACCTGGCTCATGTGACCGACAAGTACGGTCAACCAGCATTCACCCAAGATGGTGCACCGAAGATCAAGCTGCAGGGCCACGACGTCGAAGAGTTCATCGGTGTGGTCCGCCGCTATGGTGCAAGCCCTGACGTTCAAGCGTTGGTGGATGCAGCAAACAGTCCTGCTGAGGTGGGGAAATTGAACATTGCGAGGGCCTGCGGAACCTGTCTGCTCAGATCGGCCTGACCCCTGACAGACCTAAGACGGAATTTACCCTATGGCAGCCCTGAACAGTGAGGTGAAAGGCTTCATGGTTCAGGCCTTGGCGTGCTTCGACACACCATCCCAGGTTGCTGCAGCTGTCCGAGAGGAATTCGGCATTGAGGTGACCCGTCAGCAATGCGAGGCCCAAGACCCGACCAAGCGCGCCGGGAGAGACCTGGCAAAGAAATGGGTGACCCTGTTCCACGATACCCGGAAGCGGTTCCGCGAAGAGACAGCTGACATCCCGATCGCCAACCGCGCCTTCCGCCTGCGCGCCATGAACCGATTCGTGGAGAAGGCTGAGACGATGAAGAACATCGTCCTGGCGATGCAGATCCTCGAGCAAGCTGCGAAGGAAACCGGCGATATTTACGTCAACCGAGCCCGGAAGGAAGAGGTTGGCGACGAACCGGTGATCCCGACCCGAATCCAGGTCGACGTGGTGGATGCGAGGAAGCCGAATGCCGAGCCTTAACGTTCCGCAAGCTCAGTTCCTCACGCTGCCCCACAAGTTTCGCGCGTTCGTTGCCGGGTTCGGCTCGGGCAAGACCTGGGTTGGATGCTCGGCACTGAGCAAGCACTTCATGGAGTGGCCCGGTGTTAACGCTGGCTACTTCGCACCGACTTACCCGCAGATCCGGGACATCTTCTATCCGACGATGGATGAGGTGGCCTACGACTGGGGGCTGAAGACCAAGATCAACCAGGCGAACCACGAGGTTCACATCTACAGCGGCCGGCAGTCCCGCGGCACTGTGATCTGCCGGTCTATGGAGAAGCCGCAGACAATCGTCGGCTTCAAGATCGGCCACGCCCTGGTGGATGAGCTGGACGTGCTCACCGCAGTCAAGGCGCAGCAGGCCTGGCGCAAGATTATTGCCCGGATGCGCTACAACTTGCCCGGGCTGAAGAACGGGGTGGACGTCACGACGACGCCGGAAGGCTTCAAGTTCGTCTTCCTGCAGTTCGTGAAGCAGCTGCGCGACAAGCCGTCTCTGAAGGAGATGTACGGTTTAGTCCAGGCCAGCACGTTCGACAACGAGCTGAACCTGCCGGATGACTACATCGCCTCCCTGATGGAGTCGTATCCGCCCCAGCTGATCATGGCGTACCTCAAAGGCCAGTTCGTCAACCTGACGTCCGGCACGATCTACACGGCCTACGACCGCAAGTTGAACGGATGCTTCGACACCGTGCAGCCCGGCGAGCCTCTGTTCATTGGGATGGACTTCAACGTCGGAAAGATGGCGGCGATCACACACGTTAAACGCGATCAGGGGTTGCCCAGGGCAGTGGATGAGTTGATCGACGGCTACGACACGCCTGACATGATCCGCCGCATCAAAGAGCGCTACTGGCAGCACGACGGCAACGACTTCAAGAAGACATGTGAGATCAGGATCTACCCGGATGCCTCGGGCGATTCGCGCAAGTCTGTGAATGCCAGCATCACCGACCTGGCAATGCTCAAGCAGGCTGGGTTCGCGGTCATCGCTCCAGCGGCAAACCCGCCGGTGAAGGACCGAATCAACGCAATGAACGCCGTCTTCTGCAATGCGCAGGGCGAGCGCCGCTACCTGGTTAACCCGTTCACCTGCCCAACCTACGCCGATGGCCTGGAACAGCAGGTGTGGGGCGCAAACGGGGAGCCAGATAAAACCGCCGGCATCGATCATGCGAACGACGCCGGCGGCTACTTCATCCACCGCGAGTACCCGATCATCAAACCGGTCACCGCTATTAAAATGGGATACGCCCGATGAGCAACGACGTCTCCTTCAAGCGGGCGGAATACATCGAAGCGCTGGGCCGCTGGGCTACCGTTCGCGACGTCTGTGCTGGTCAGCACCGGGTTGTCGATCGGCTCCCGTACATCAACGCGCACGATAAGTCGCCGGAGAACGAAGACAGGAACCGGGCTTACCGCGAGCGGGCGGTGTTCAAGAACGCTACCGGGCACACCCGAAACGGGTTGCTGGGCCTAGCCTTCCACAAAGATCCGACGCTCACGGCGCCGAAGAAACTGGAATACCTGCAGGACAACGCCAACGGTTCTGGCGTCAGCATCTACCAGCACTCCCAGGGCACGCTTGAAAAGGTGCTTGAGGCTGGTCGGCATGGTCTGTACGTCGACTATCACCAGGACGACAGCATCGGCGGGCACTCGGTGATCCTGTCCTACTGTGCCGAGGACATCATCAACTGGCGCACGGGAATGGTTAACGGCCATAGCGTGTTGACCCTGGTGGTGCTGCGCGAGTCGCCCGAGATACCTGAAGGCTTTGGTTTCAAGACGGTTGAGCAGTACCGGGAGCTGGCGCTGGAAGACGACGGTTTCGTTTGCCGCGTTTGGCGCCGGTCTGGGCCGAAAGGTGGTGGGCCACTGGCAGTCATCGACGAGTTCAAGCCCGAGGGTATAACCGGTCGCCTCAAGGAGATCCCGTTCACCTTCGTCGGCGCACAGAACAACGATCCAAGCATCGACGAGTCGCCGCTCTACGACATCGCCATGATCAACCTGGGCCATTACCGGAACAGTGCCGACTACGAAGATAGCGTTTTCTGGTGTGGGCAGGCCCAGCCGTGGATCAGTGGCTTGGATGAGCAGTGGCGCGACTGGATGGAGAAGAACGGCGTCTATGTCGGCTCCAGGGCGCCAATGATGCTGCCGGCCGGTGGTCAGTTCGGCTACGCGCAGCCATTGCCCAACACACTGGTCAAGGAGGCCATGGCCGACAAAAACCAGATGATGATCGAACTGGGCGCCCGGATGGTGGTGGCGTCTCTTGCTACCAAGACTGCTACGGAGTCCCGCGGCGATCAGTCTGCTTCCACTTCGGTGCTGGCCGGCTGCGTGGCAAACGTCAGCGAGGCTTACACCCGAGCAATCATGTGGTGTTGCGCTTACATGGGCATCGCTGACAAGAAGGTTGCCTACCAGGTGAATCAGGAGTTCGTCGAGCTGACTGCTGATCCGCAGATGATCACGGCCCTGGTCGGCTTGTGGCAGAACGGCGGATTCGCGAAGGCTGACCTTCGGGCCTACCTGCGGAAGCTGGGCCTGATCGCGCCAGAGCGCACTGACCTGCAGATCGACGGCGAGTTGCAGGAGCAGGGCGACGGCCTGGGCCTGGACAACGAGGACACACCAAATGGCGGCAAACCAAGCAATCCATGACGCCACCATCCGGCACGCGGTCTTCCTCGAAAAGCTGAAGGCGGGGGAGGTGGGCAAGTTCGCCCCCTTCATCAAGGAGATCGATCGCTCGATCCGCGACCGGCTGACCCAGTCGGACCTGACCGAGTACAACGTCAAACGCCTTGAGGCGCTGCTGAAAGAGGTGGATAGCCTGCTGCTGGGCATCTTCGACCGCTACAGCGCGCAACTGAACCTCGACCTGGTGGACATCGCCAATTATGAGGCAGAGTTCGAAGCGACCAGTCTTGCCAGGTCAGCACCGGTTGGGGTTTCGCTGGACGTGGTCGCCCCGACGGCTGCGACAATCCGAACCGCAGTGCTGACGAATCCACTCAGCGTGCGCGGCACCGGCGGCGGGAAGCTGCTGAAGGCCTTCATCAAGGGTTGGACCGGCGCCGAGCGAGAGCGCGTCACCGGCACGATTCGGCAGGGTTTCTTCGAGGGGCAGACGAACTTCCAGATCATCCGCAACATTCGCGGCACTAAGGCGGCAGGCTACAAAGACGGCATCCTGGCGACCACCAACCGCAATGCCGCCACGGTCGTACATACCGCGATTCAGCATGTGTCGTCTCAGGCGCGTATGGAGGTGGCCAAGGCCAACACTGACATCGTGGAAGAAATCCAGATGGTGGCCACGCTGGACAGCAAAACCAGTCAGCTTTGCCGCTCTATGGACAAGCGCAAGTTTCCGGTGGATTCCGGCCCAAGGCCGCCATTCCACCCGAACTGCCGCACTACCTTCATTCTCCTGACCAAGCTCAGCGCGATGTTTGCCAAAGGTGCTACCCGGGCTTCGGTGGGTGCCAATGGCGGACAGCAGGTCAGTGCCGACCTCGACTATTACCACTGGCTTCAGCAGCAGCCTGCGGCGTTTCAGGATGTGGCGATCGGTCCGGTGCGTGCCAAGCTGTTCCGGGAGGGGGGATTGACGGTGGAGCGATTCGCCGAACTGCAGCTTGATCGCAACTTCGCGCCGCTGACCCTGGCGCAAATGAAAGGGCTTGAACCGCTGGCATTCGAGCGCGCCGGGATTTAACCGAACACATTCAATCAGCCGCCTCTGGGCGGTTTTTTATTGCCTGCAAAGCGGGCAACACATACCCAAGGGGTGCATCAACGTGGCAGAAGAAAACGAAATCGACCTGGAAAACCCGGCAATCAAGGCCGCTATCGCGACTGCCGTTGAAGCATCCGTTTCGGGTTTGAAAACCAAGAACTCGGAGCTGCTGGGCAAGCTGAAGGAGACCTCCGGCAAGTTGACCCAGTTCGAAACCCAATTTGAAGGCATCGACATCGACGCCGTCAAAGGACTGCTCAGTCGAGCGGGCCAGGACGAAGAAACCAAGCTGCTGACCGAGGGCAAGGTCGACGAGGTCTTCAACCGCCGCACCGAGCGCTTGCGTGGCGACTACGACAAGCAGTTGAAAGCCATCAGCGAGCGCGCCGAGAAAGCTGAGTCGTTCGCTGCCAAGTTCCAGGGCAAAGTCCTGGGGGATTCGGTACGCGGCGCGGCACTGAAAGCCGGCGCACTGCCGGAAGCAACCGACGACATCATCCTGCGCGCCAAAGGCGTGTTCACCCTTAACGAAGATGGCGATGCAGTCGCCGTTGATGAATCCGGCCAGGTCATCCTCGGTAAAGACGGCAAGACCCCTTTGACTCCGCTCGAATGGGCTGAGTCTCTGCGCGAAAGCGCACCTCATCTGTGGCCAAGGGCTTCAGGGACATTTGCCCCGGGCGGGGGTGGCGGCAAGGCTGCATTCAAGCGCTCCGAAATGACCTCCGAGCAGAAGCGCGACTTCCAGCGCAAGCACGGCCAAACCGCATACCTCGCATTGCCCAAGTAAGGGGATTGACCCATGGCTACAACCGTTAACAGCGACCTGATCATCTACAACGATGAGGCGCAAACCGCATACCTAGAACGTGTTCAGGACAACCTGGATGTGTTCAACGCATCCTCCAATGGCGCGATGGTGCTCGACAACGAGCTGATCGAAGGTGACTTCCGCAAGCGTGCCCTCTACAAGCTGAACGGTTCGCTGGAGCACCGCGACGTCAACTCTGACGGCAAGGTAACTGCCAAGAAGATCAGCGCTGGCGAAGCTGTTGGCGTCAAGGCGCCCTGGAAGTACGGCCCGTACCAAACCACCGAAGAGGCGTTCAAGCGCCGCGGTCGTCCGGTCGAGGAGTTCTCCCAGATCGTCGGCGCCGACGTTGCTGACGCGACCCTGGAAGGCTTCATCCAGTACGCGACTGCTGGTCTGCGCGCTGCCATCGGCTCCAACGCCGACATGGTGGTTTCGGCCAACATTGAAACCGACGGCAAGAAAACGCTGACCCGCGGCATGCGCAAGTTTGGCGACAAGTTCGGCCGTATTGCTTTGTGGGTCATGCACTCCAGCGCCTACTTCGACATCGTCGACGAAGCGATCACCAACAAGATCTACGAAGAGGCTGGTGTCGTGATCTACGGCGGCCTGCCGGGCACGCTGGGCAAGCCTGTACTGGTGACCGACACCGCGCCGGCGGACGTGATTTTCGGCCTGCTGCCAAACGCCGTGACCATTACCGAGTCGCAGGCCCCAGGCTTCCGTTCCTACGAAGTGAACGACGAAGAGAACCTGAGCATTGGCTATCGCGCTGAAGGTACCGTGAACATTGATGTGCTGGGTTACAGCTGGAAAGCCACCACTGGCGGTTCCAACCCAACCCTGGCTGCGGTCGGTTCCGCTGCCAACTGGGTCAAGCATGCGGGCAGCAACAAAGTAACCGCGGGCGTGATGATCCAGCTGACTGCAACGCCTCCTGCAACTGGCGGCTAAGCCAAAAACTCAACGCGCGGTCAGCGATGGCCGCCTTGGAGAAACACATGGAACTGACTTACAGCAACCAACTGAACGGATTCGACCCGGATAAGCGTTACCGAAATCCGGAACACTTCGATAAGCCTGAAGCCGGTGTGACCAGCGTGCTGGTGATTGGCGATTGGCCAAACGTGGTCGACGCATATGAAGCGGCCGGTATTGATGTGTCGGTGAGAGAGGCTAAGCGGGTGCAGATGGTTGGCGCCACCAACCAGGCCGAACTCGAAAAAGTCATCGCGGCTTTGCGTGCTGAGCATGGATCGATCGAGATCCTGATTGGTGGCTTGGAAGCTGGCGAGATGCACCGTCCCGAGTCGGGCGAGCTGGCGTTGCGCTTGTTTGACCTGCTCGGAACCATCCATACCTCGGTTGGCGCCCTGACCACTGAGCGCGACGGCCTGCTTCTGACGATCGACGAATTGCGCGGTGAGATCGAAGCGCTGAAGAAGACCGCCATCACGCTGCCGGCTGATGAGGCTGGAGAAATCGCGGCGCTGAAAGCCAAGCTCGACGAAGCGAAGGTGCCATACCGGGCCAACGCCTCGAAAGAATCCTTGGAAAGGCTCGTAGCTGATCTGCCCAAGGCTTGATAATGCTGGCTGCCGGTGACCCGGTGGCCGATCTCAAACCATTCCAGCGAGTTGACGCATGACACTCATCATCGAGGACGGTACCGGCAAGCCTGACGCCGAAAGCTACGCGAGCGCTGAGGACTTGGCCCTGTATGCCGTGAAATTCGGCACAGCTATCCCCGCAGGCGTTCCCGAGCAGGAAGCGCTGCTGCGCCGGGCCGCCTTGGCGATGGATGGCATGACTTGGAAAGGGCGCAAGACCAACAGCGAGCAGGCCCTGTCCTGGCCGCGCCGGGAAGTGCTGCTGGATCACGAGATCAAGCCGAACAACTACCTGCCGGCGCGTATCCAGTACGGGCAGATGGCCCTGGCCGCCGAGATCCATCAGGACGATATTGACCCGGTGGAGAAGCGCAAAGGCGCCGTCTTGCTTGATCGTGTTGAAGGGGCTGTGACGCGGCAGTATGCGGCGATTCCGTCGACCAGCAACCGGCTGATGCCGGCTGCTCCAAATCGTCCAAGCGTCACGCAGTTTGCCGACTATCTGCAGAAGCGAGGATTGTTTTCGGTAAGAGCCTGATCAGTAATCGAGCATTGCGCCAGTCATGTCATCACCAAAGTAATCCATCATCCCGTCACGCCCTTTCTCGATAGCGTTCGCGGCATCCGCTAAGTCTGAAAAGCTGAGTGGCGCGCAGAGTGGCACCACTCTAGATCCGGCTCTCTCCGCAATGAAGGGGTAGTCGGTAGCCGAAATAGCAGTGACTAAAGCCTTTCTAGCAGTGAATTTGTCCTCGATCGACGGGTTTTGCCCTGGCAAGGACGGTCGGGGTATGGCAGCTATACGGGCTTTGAGCTCGTCAGAAATTTTCTGGTAGTTCATCATTCTTCCTTGGGTTGTGATTTATGGAATTCTACGACGAAATGGCCGCGATGGCTCTGGAGATGATCACAGAGTTCGGCCAGCCCGTGACCATCAGCAAGACGGAACCTGGCGAGTACGACCCGGAAACGGGCGGCGAAGCGCCTGGCGCGACTGTCGAGCAAATTGCCCAGGGCATCCTGCTCGACTTCACAGGCCAAGAATTCCAGAACAACAGCCTGATCAAACAGGGCGACAAAAAGCTCAAGATCGCCGCGCAGGGTTTGGCCTGGGTGCCCGGCCTACTCGATAAGGTGGTCGTGCAGGGGCGCACCTGGGCAATCGTCCCACCACTGAAAGAGATCAATCCTGCCGGCGTGCCGATCCTGTATGAACTGCAGGTCCGGTCATGACGAACAAGTACGCGAGCATGAACGGAAGCTTTGCCGAGAACATCCGCGACTTTGCCGAGCGAGCCAAGGGCGGCATCGACACGACTATCCGCGAGATCGTGATCGAGATTGGCAGTAGCGTCATCCGCATGTCGCCGGTGGGTAATCCTGAGATATGGGCAGCAAACGTCACTCACCGTCAGGCGAACACCCGCGCAGCCGATGATTACGACTTCAAGGTTGCGGTTCGCAATACGATCATCAACCTCAACGAATCAAACTTCACCAAAGCCGGCAAGCTGCGAAAGGGCGTGAAGTACGCCAAGCCCCTGACCAAGACCGAGCGCGACCAGAACTTCAACGTGAACGGTTTGGTGGCAGGCAAGGGCTACGTCGGCGGGCGGTTTCGCGGGAACTGGCAGTTTTCGATTGATAAGCCGGCCGAGGGAGTGCTTGATCAGATCGATGTCAGCGGTAACGTCAGCATCGCTGTGCTCAAAGCGCAGGTTCAATCCCTGACAGCGGGGCAGACAGCGTACGTCGTGAACAACCTGCCGTACGCAATCCCGCTTGAGTATGGGCACAGCAAACAAGCACCGCACGGGATGGTTCGAGTCACCTTGGCCAACTTCCAAAAGACTGTCGACGATGCAATCAGGAAAAACCAGGTATGAGCCACGCCATCATTGCGTCCATTTACGAGGCCAAGCTCATTGCCTGGAGCAAGGCACGGGCAGAGTCGATCAAGGTTGTGTTCGAGAACGTCCAATATGACCCGGCGGACGGCGAGACCTACCTACGGGCATTTGCGCTCCCAGGCGATACCGCAAGTAGCACGCTTGCCGGAGACCACCGCTCTTTCATCGGGGTCTACCAGGTCAGCATTGTGGCCCCGGCCAATACCGGGAAGATCAAGACGAACCCGCTTGTGGCTGAACTGACCGCACTGTTTCCGCTTTACGCGAGAGACACGAAGGCAGGCGTCACCGTCGTCACGATGTCGCCTGTTGATCCTGGTCCGGGCATTCCTGATCCGCCCACATACACTGTGCCGGTGTCGTTCGAGTATCGAGCTGACATCGCCACCTGATTACGCCCGATGGGCAAACCTAGAAACCCGCCTCTGTGCGGGTTTTGTCATTTCTGAAAAGAGGAATCACCCATGGCCGGCATCCAAATGCCCAACGGCGCCACCCTTGAGATTGCAGCCGCCTACGGCCCAGCGATCCCATTTACCGCTCTGACGAATGCCAATCCAGCCGTCGCGACCGCTGCGGCGCACGGCCTGGCCGAGGGCGACGTCATCGCTGTCAATTCAGGCTGGACTCGCCTCGATGGTCGCGGTGTTCGGGTTGGTGTGATCGCCAGCGGCACGTTCGCGCTGGAGAACGTGAATACCACAAGTGTTCAGCAGTACCCGGCCGGCTCCGGCATCGGCTCTGTCCGTGAGGTCACCGGATTCACCGAGATCTCGCAGATCACTGAGCTGGCGTCGAGTGGTGGTGACCAGCAGTTCCTGACCTTCGGTTTCCTGGCTGACGATGACGATCGCCAGATGCCGACCACCAAGAACCCGATCACGCTGACTTTCACCGTCGCCGATGATCCGTCCAAACCGTATGTGGCCGTCTGTGAAGCGGCCGACGACGACAAACAGGCGCGCCTGTTGCGTCTCAACCTCCCGGGTGGCAGCAGCATCATCTACAACGGCTACGTGTCGATCACGTCGACGCCGGCCATGTCCCGCAACAACCTGATGACCCGCGTTATCAGCCTGGCGCTGACCGGCCGCCCAACCCGCTACGCGGCTACGGTGTAATCCATGGCCAAGTTCAAACTGATCCAAAAGCCGACCTTCAAGGCGCCAGTGATGATCCAGCGGGCGGGATACAGCGCCGAAAAGGTGGAGTTCGAGTTCAAGTATCTGGACCGCACCGCACTGGCCGAGCTGTACACGGGCTGGAACGAGCGGCACGACGAGTTGAGCAAACAGGTCGGAGACATGGATCTCAAGGCTTTCACTGCCGCCCAAATCGCACTGCAAGCCGACCAACTGCTGGATGTAGTGGTGGGCTGGGATATTGACGAGGAATTCACGCCTGAAAACGTGCGCATCCTCGTCAACTCGATCAACTCGGCCCCGAAGGCGGTGCTGAATGCTTACGCAGAAGCCTTCAATGAGGCCCGCCTGGGAAACTCCTAAGCGCCTCCCGCGCCCTGTATGAACCGGGGCCGTCAGATGCAGATTTGATGGCCTTCGGCTTGTCTCGCCAGGACATCCCCGACAAGGAGGTCGGCATCTGGCCCGACAACTGGGACGCCTTCAAAGTCTTCGAGGCCATGAGCACCCAGTGGCGCACAGGCGCGTGCGGCGCAACAGGCATGGACTACAGCGTTCTCTCCGGTGTGATCCGGATGTGCGGAGTGCCGATCAGCCAGCGACAAACCATATTCAGCGACTTCCGTCGCATGGAGGCTGAAGCCCTACAGGTTATGGCGGAACAGCGGGAGAGTGCGAGGGGCGCCTGATCCTCAGGCATAAAGATGCAAAACAACCAACATGGCGCCGCAGCGCATCAGGAGAAAATCATGAATAAGAACGAAGCGATTACAACGGAGTTGGAGGAACTCAAGCGTGAAATTCAGGAATTGAAGGCTCGACTCAGTCAGGAGTCGAGCCATAGGGCCTCGGCAGACGAAAGTCTTTCATCTCGAATTCATATGCTTTCGGCCGGCGCTCATTAGCAAGTGTGCTCCTTCGCCGCCTCTTCCTTCGCCAACTGTTCAATTTGAGCGATGGTCAAGGAGTTGATCGGTGCCGTTGGCTTAACCCAGATTTGAGTTTGAGTGCCTGACGCATTGCTTTTGAGAGCAACCAACAGACGACCATCTTCCGCGATAGCTACGTTTGTAATATGAAACGACATTTGACCTCCAGGTCATAAACGCGCCGATATTGGCGCAATCCCAGTCCTTGGGCTTGCAGGCGAAGGACTGGGAAATCCTTTACGCTTTTGTTTGGGTTTTGACGATTAGCCGCCATTTTAAGTCAGGACCGAACACGGTCGGGTGCTGGTGGTGGTTTTGTGGGGGGAATTTGTCACCTTTGTTTGAGGTGATTTCATCGCCACAGCCCTCGCAGCGATAGATGCCAGAGGCCGGAACTATGCTCCCGATCTGGTGTAGGTCGTTCCAGTCGCCGCCGCCGAGAATAGTTGGCGTCTCATGGAAGACGTACTTTGCCGTTTCTTTCGTTACGATCGCCATATTCCGTCCTGCCCTGGTTAGAAATGAGGCACAAAGCTACTACGTCGATCCCCTGCCCAGTTACTGGCATTCCATCCACGCTGGATGCCTGGCCATATAATTCTAATAGCTGTATAAATGTACAGTTATGATTGTTTGTGGTTGGGAACGAGAGTTTGAGGGGCTGTCAACTAAAATTTGACGAAAGCTCTTGACTTGTGCAAAATCCCGCCTCATTTTGATCCAGCGAAGTTGCTGTCTAGCCAAATAAGGAGGGCGTATGGAATACAGAACTGCAGACGACGTCCTGCGTGCCCACTGGGATGGGCGCTTACCTGTAAACCCAAAAGCTGAATCGCCCCGGATTCTCTAGACACCTTGCAAGCTCATTGCATAACGCTTTTCAAACTCTACCGGTGACAGCTGATTGTTGAAACCATGGCGGCGTTTTGCGTTGTAGAACATCTCGATGTA